AACCAGCGCCATGCCATCACCCCCCTATTATTACGGTGCGGCCCAGGCGCTGGCCTTCCCGGACCAGCGCTGGTATCAGCGCCCGGCCAATGCGGTTGCCGTCAATTTCCAGGATTATTTCCTGCTGCCGGTGTACTCCATTATCGCTTGCGCTGTGCATACGCAGAGCATCCCGGACCGCTACATAAACTGCTTGCGCTATTTGATCCGCAAATGCAGCCCCTCTCGGGCCGCTAAGCGGCACAACCGCCTCCGGACCTGCCTCACCAACCATAGCCAGCGTCGGACCCGTCACGATGCCGCCTTTTGCCAGGAACGGAATTTTAGGCAGCTTTACGACGCCGATGTCAAACCCGCCGAAAGACAAGCCGCCTGGCAAGGTGACTTTTGGTACACTGAACCGCAGGCCGTTCCATATATCAATCAGCTTGTTAATTATCCCGATTATACCGTTTACAGCCGATTTCAGCACATTAGCAATTCCGTCCCATTTGCTTTTTGTCGTCTGCTTTAAGCTGTCCCATAGCTCAGCAACTGTGTTTTTGGCAGCCTCCCATTTGTTCGCTACCCATTGGGTTGCCTCTGAAACGCTATTCTTTATTGTGTCTTTAAGTGCTGCCCATTTTGTCCCAGCCCAGGACTTGATATTATCCCATACCTGGCTGAGATAATTGCCTATGCTATTCCACTTCTCTATCATTGCTGCCTTTAAGTCTGTCCACTGTTGAGCAATTCCGGTAACCAGAGCTAAAAACTTCTGGGCCGCCCAGGATTTTATATTCTCCCAAGCCTGGCTCAGATAATTCCCAATTGCGTTCCATGCGTTTATTGCACCTGTTTTGATTTTCTCCCAGTCCTGGGCAATAGCATTAACGATTTCGTTAAATTTTGCGTCTGCCCATGCTTTGATATTTCCCCAAGTCTGGCTCAGCCAAGCAGTTAATTCGGACCATTTTTGCTTTGTCCAGGCACTGATTTCGTCCCAGTAAAAGTATATTACAACCGCCAACGCGATAACGGCTGCGATTAGCCACCCGATTGGACCGATTGAGGCTATCCAACTTGCTGCCATCCTTGCTACATACCCCACAACCGCCAGCGCATAGCGCCCAAATAAACCTAATGCCCAGCCTATATCTAACAACCTTTTTACCAGCGGTATTTCAGCTATAAACTGCATTATTCTGCCCAGCGGCAGTAGCTTCCCGATAAAGCTGCCCACTTCGGCCGCAAGCTTAATAAATTTACCCAGCATTAATGCAGCCACAATATACCCGATCGCCTCCAGGATAGGTCTGGCCTTCTCCATTGCTGCTGCCAGCTCGTCCCACTTCTTTGCCAGCTCACCTATAGGGCCGGTAGCCTGACTCAGGTCCGGGATTTTTGGAGCTGCAATATTGGGAGCCGCTACCTGTGGCATCGCCATATTCGCCGCAGCTCCACTAGCCGCCTCTGCCATGTCCTCCTGCAGAGTGTACACCTGGTCAAATGCCTGCAGGTTTTTCCCGGCCTTTTTGCCAGCTCCTTCGACCGCTTTACCTAACTGTTGCTGCGATTGAGCTGCTTTTTGCCCAGCACCAGCGATCGCCTGCTGCTGCTGTTTGATTTTAGTGCCAGCCTCGGCGGTTTTATTGCCCGCTTGCGCTATGCTGTTTGCATAAGCAAATATTCGGTCTGCCACCCCGGCCAGCGGTGGAATAAGCAAGCTTAAAATTCGCAGAATTGACCCTGCAACTCGAATTATAAATACGCCCACCGCAGCTATTCCTCCGCCTGCATCTCGCCAGGCCCGGTAGATAACATAAGCGGTCGTGGCGATCGCAGCCCCTTTGAGCATGAGAGGACCCAGTGACATCGTGAGTAGTATTGCTGCTTTTGCCGCCAACAACAGGGCCGGGGTCAATGCCCCAATTATAGCCCCGGCCAGGGCCACAACCAGCATTTTGGCCTCCGGGGAGAATGCCCCCATAATAGCTTCCCGCAAACTATGACTCTCATTTTTAAGCTGCCTTATTCGTGCCGTTAGGTTGCTCAGTCCATTAGCCACCTGCTGCATAATGTCCCTAATACCAAATGCATCAATCAGCTCCTGCCCAACAGAACGCATTATAAATGTTAGCTGGTCTTTTATGGTACTCCATAAGCCCAGCATGGTCTTGCTTTGTTTATCCATTGCCCCAGCGAAACGCTTTTCCATCCCGGCCAGGATAGCATTTATCCCGGTTATTCCAGAAATAGCCCCCTTCTCGGCCAGCTTCATCGCCTCTGGAATACTGGTTCCGATTGCCTGGGCCAACATTTCCCATGCCGGTATGCCTAACTCGGCCAGCTGCATCATTTCCTCAGCCGATACTTTGCCCTTAGCCTGCATCTGCCCCAGCGCTAAAATAACTCGGCTTATTTCTGCTTGTCCGCCGCCTAATGCCGCCACAGCATCTCCGATAGCGGTCATCATGGGGATGATTTGTTCGGCTTCAAAACCGAAGGCCAGTAGCTTTCTGCTGGCCTCGGTCAGCCCCCGCAACTCAAACGGGGTTCCGGAGGCAAAATCATCCAAATCCTCCAGGAAGGCCTTCGCCTTCTCCCCGCTTCCTAACAGTGTAGTAAAAGCTATTTCCGTCTGCTCCCATTCGGCCGCCAGCTTTGCGCCAAAGCCAGCTGCCGCAGCTGCCGCAACGCCAATAGCGCCTACAAAAGCAGCTGCAGCTGTGGAGGCTTCCCCGGCGCTGCTGGCTACCCTGTTTAGCTTTTCCTTGGCTTCATCTAGTGCTCTATGAAAGTCAGATGTTCGGGCTGTCAGCCGGACAAACAATTCGCCAACCTGTGCCATCCATTATCGCCTCCTCATCCTGCTGGCCCTGGCTTTTTGCTCGGCCTTTTTATGTTCGGCTTCCCGCTCTTTAGCCTCTGCTGCGTAAAATGCTATCCATTCCACAAATTCTCGGGTGCTCATCTTTAGTTCTAGCTCCGCAACAGTCATGCCCAGGTCCCGGGCCAGCCGAAAGGTAAATACCTTCTCCCACTCGTCGGGGTATCGCCTGGGGTCCTTAAACCCCAGGACGAAAGGATTTCATGGCCTCTTTCTGCGCTTCTTCGGTCAGCCCGGCCAGCTCCAGTATTTCCCGCAGAATACGGTCAATCGCTGCGGCGGACTTGTTTTTAAGCTGTTCTGCCTGCTCCATGGTGATTGCTGGCTCCACCAAACAGCTGGCCAGCATGATTGTTTCCAGCTTGTCGGTGTCAATCTGTCCGTTTGCAGTGCTGGCTTGCTTGCGCATAGCCTGCTGCTGTGCCTTCGTAAGTCCGCGAATTTTAACATAGCCATCCCATTCTGGCACAAACAATTCTTTTTCATCCAGATCTGGTTTATTGATAATATCCTCAAATGCCAAATACTTACTCACAAATAAACCCCCTTATTAATTATTAGGCGGTTGTCCGGGTAACGGCACCGCTAACCTGGAATTCAGCACTGAATGTCCCAGCTTCATCCACAGCAGTTTCAGGGTTATAGCTGGTTAAAATGCAAGTACCGGTAAATTTAGGGTTGCCGGTTGTGGTACCCTGCGGGTAGTATTCAAAAGTTCTGGTCATGCCAAAGATGCCGCCCAGGGTGCTATCTACCGTCGGATCATACACGCCCTCAATGCTGAGGGTTGCATCCAGCAGGCCCGGGATATAGCTTTTTGCGGTGCTGCCCAGGGTGGTTGTCTCAGATGTCTCTGCTTCCTGGCTAAAGGAAATACTGGTCAGATACTGGCTAATGTCAGTCAGTGTGCCGCCGCTGTTCTGGATCTTGAATACCGCCTTGCTACCATGTGCGAAAGCCATTTCTCATTCCTCCTTTACTTTCTCGCAAAAGCAATGTTAAAGGTAAAGCTCGGGCTGGTCCCGCTTATGGTCCATGTCGCCCGCAAATACCGGTTCACGGTTCCGTTAACAGTTAACCTCTGGGCAATATTGCTTGCTGTGACCGCAGCAAAAGTCACCAAGTCCGCCCAGGTGCTACCATCGGCGCTATGCTGCACCTTAATGATGGCCGACGGGCTAACGCCGCTGACCGCAGTTACTTGCAAATAAGCTACCCCACCATTGCTGCTTACAGTGCTGTTATCCACCTGCCCGCCGCTGCCGGTGCTGGTTCTGGTGGCCAGCTGGTGTAAAGACACGATATTATCCAGCCCTTTACTTGACTGAGCCTCGGCCGTAACACTTACCACATCATCTACCGGGCTTTCTACCTCATAGCTAGTAAAGTATGCCGCCAACCCATAGCCCCTGGCCCCCAATGCATCACCTTGTGGGTAATAGCACCAGATGCTCTCTGTACCAGCCCCCAGTGCTGCCTGTACCACATATTCAATCTCTCCGACCGCTGGCGAATGTATGCCCTCGGCGCTAATGGTGGCATCTTGCAGGCCTGGGACATAGCTTTTGGCTGTACTGCCCAGGGTGGTTGCCTCGACCGCCTCCTGCTCGCCAGAAATGCTTACACTGGTAAGGCACGGAGTCAAGTCGTACCCGTTGCAATATACTTTTGCCTTGCTGCCATGTTCAAACGCCATCAAGTCTCACCTCCCTCATCGGGTTCTGCCGGCCGGACAAGCCCCTGCTCTAACAGCCACTTTACACTTTTCCTGGGCAGGTCATCGACAATCTCTCCCTCTTCAACCCGCTTGCCACTATACTCAAGGCCAGTCATCGCCACATATTTCATCCAGCCACCTCCCTACCAGTCCAAATTTCGATGTTAAATACAAACAACACCCGGCCAGTTTCGTCACATTCCAGAAAAAAAGGCGGCTGCATGGCCTTTATCACCATTTCTCTGCCAGAAGGCGAAATTTTGTTCCCCTTGCCTCCGTCGTCCAGCAGGCTAAAAATTCTCCATGCTCTGTTATAAGCATCCTCATATCCTAAAGCTCGAATTATTACCTGAGCGGTGGCTTTTACAGCAGGAATAGGAAGTGTTTGTTTAAATCCCCCGGTAGGATAAATTGCCACGGCTTCATCCGGATCTATCGGTAACTGCCCCAGGAAAATATTAATGCCGACGGTTCCTTCACCGCCGGCCTGAATCATGTCCGCAAGGTCACGAATCAGCATCTTCGCCCCCCCTTACTTCAGGGCTTCACTTATTCCTTTCGCAATTATCCTTTTATAGGTCTCAACATTTTCTTTGTATGGATCCTCTAGAAATTTAGCTTTACCGCCTCTTGGGTGCTTAAAGTGCAATGATTCGTGCTGCACTATGGCATATACCAGATTGTATCCGATTTTAACTCTAGCTTCACCACGCCTATATCGTTTCACATCACCTGCTTTGCAGTTTGCTCGTAAATTCCCAGTGTCTCCTATCGGCGCCTGTTCGGCGCTTTTTCTTTGCAGATCCGCTGCGCATATGCGCAAGGCATCCTCAGTCTGCTTGTCAACCTTCCTTGCTATGAATTCACCTTCCCATTTCAGATTTTTGCCCATTGTTCTTCACCTACCTACAGTAAGCCACCCTGTACATTGTGGCTCCGTTCAAATCTACTGATTCAGCCACAGACACAATTTCCCATTTTCGGCCAGAAAATTCGATTTTATCTCCTGGTCGCACTTCTTCCAGGCAAAAGAAACGGGCCTCGGAGACTATCTCCTGGCCCTTGCTATCCCTTATTACTTTTGTTCGGTTCTCCCATCTTACATTGATGGCCGAGCTGCTAAAAAGCGGTTCCCCGAATTCATTCTGCCCGGTTTTTTTTAGCAATATCGCTGACTGCTTCAAGTATTCCTTTACCATATTGGCACCGCCCCGGCAATATATGGTTTTAGCAGCTCCAATGCCTCTTTGCTAAGTAACTTAAGACTTGCTCTATATTCTTCACTGACATCGCCAAAGTTCACCCGGACCACGTTCTGTTCCTGAGCATTCATTCTGGCATTATTCCCAAATTTTAATAGTGCTAGTGCTTCTTCGCATGTAGCTGCCTTTACCTCCGGGCTTATTTCTTCTTCCTGCGTAAATCCGAAAGTTGCTTGTCTTGTCCAGGCAAACTCTCTGGGGAATTCCAGCAACTGTGCCGGATCTGCCTTTTTGCCAATAAAGGGCAATCTGTTTATACGTTTCGTCGCCGTTATCAATGCCTTTTCCTTGGTGTAACTGTCTGCGTTTTCCCATTCTTCACAGAAAAGTTTCCCGGCAAAGTATTCCTCCGCCTCGCTCAGGGTTACATAACTGTTGATTCCTACTTGCAAGGCCATAAAGCATCACTCCTTCTAGTTTTTGCCGGGAGATTTCTTCTTCAATTGTGCTTTTTCCTGCTCGGTCTGTAATTTTTTTTCATTTTCCTGCTGTTGTTTCTGCAGCTCTAACTCTCGTCTTTTTCGGTTAAAAGCCGTAACGCTCATTTTACCACCTCATTTAAAAAGGGAGGCAGGATTAACCTGCCCCCGCTTAGATCTTGTGAATGAACGCAACCATGCGAATAGCCTTGGGTTCATAAACCCGCTGCCAGTTGGTACCTGTTTCAAGTTCGGCATTGCTGGGGCTGGAGCCAGCAGGAGCACCCACCCACTTGACCCCACGCGGATGCAGAATAAAGGTTCGGCGGTTAATCAGGTAGTCCTCACCAGCCAGACTGTCCCGGTCAGTTTCAGTCGGGACAAAGCCAACAGGATTCCCTTCACCATAAGCAATTGCACCGGCACCAAAAATATAGGTGGTATAAATGCCACCAGAAGCCGGACAACTGTCGTCAACAATAACACGCTTGCCCATGTAGGTCGGCACCTGCGGACTGGCAGTAGACGGCTGGATATACTGGATCAGGTTCTGCTTCGCCAGCGCCGCTTCAACGGCAGAATGCATGATTACCGCAGTCAGTTGGTCTTTCGCGTCGCCCAGCAATTGTACTGCGTCAATAAAGCTGGATGCAGAGATTTTCTCGGCTCCACCGGTCAGCCCGGAAATGTCCAGCTTGTTGCTGTTCATGCTGGCCGAAACGAATACGCCTTTCAGAACGGAAATCAAAGTGGCCTGGTAACGGCGCGCCCAGTAGTTGGCCACCAAATCGCCGATTGCGCGCATCGGGTCATCTCCGGCCAGGTTGGCGGCCAGGTCGTTTGCCCCCCAGGCTTTACCTCTCCGCAAAATAGTTGCGACATCTTCGCCAGTACCGATTTTGTCAGGTGTCAGTGCTCCAGTGTCAGACAACACCTCATCTGCACCGGTGAGGTCGGTCCAGTAGGGCATATTGATAGTTTTAGCTCCACTGGAAGCCAGCCGGTCAAATTCAGCAGTTCTCTGCACGATTCCACTTCCAAAGATCGCGGACAGTTCCATTGTTTTTTGCACTACATACGGGTTAAATACCTCAGGAATGATTACGTCAGCAATTTTGGTAGTCATGGTTTATCAGCCTCCCTTTCGTTACTTTATCCCCGCTTCAGCCATAAGTTTTTGAGCCAAAGCCGGATTTTCCTTAAGCAGTTTGCCCTGCAATGTAAGGTTAAACGTTTCCTTGCGCCAGGGATTTTGCATCCCGCTATTGGTTGTTGTAGGATTTGTTCCTCCGCCAATAGGTTTTGAAGCTATGCCCAGGAGTTTTTTAAGCGTCTCTGCATCCTGCCGGATTGCCTGTTCATCCTCGCCAAAAATTCGCCCAGCCAGATCAAGTGGCAGGCCCAGTTCAGTCAGTACCTTTACCTTGGTTGCCTGGATTTGCGCTTCCCTGGCCTCCCGCTCTTTTTCTTGCAGGATCCGCTCATATTCCTGGAGCTTGGCCTGCAGTTTCTCTTGCTCTGACATCTGCGCTTCCTTGAGCTTATGTAGCTCCTCTGCCGCCTTCTTTAACTCGGCGTAGTCCTTGTATTTTTCTCTCTCCCGTTTGAGGCGCTCGGCGATGATTCGCTCGATGTCCTCCTGCGTAAAGGTTTTAGGTTCCGCCTGTTGATTGTTCTGTGCGTCCTGCCCGGCGTCAGCAGGATTCGTTTGGGGGTTCAAAACATCATCTTGCATAATAAAATTACCTCCTTTTGATTTCCGTGCTTAACCGGCGCACGTTGCCGTTATTTAGGCATAATAAAACCACCCTTGTATTTTAGCTTGGGTGGTTATTAGCTTATAAAAATACCACCTCAACCGCTTTGGTTGGGTGGTTAATGGAATATTACTTTAATTTTCGTAGCTAATTCCTTAATTGGTATCCCATCAATTTTGAACTCATTTAAGAATTCCTCAATTGTATCATATTCCTTGTGGGTCTCTGGCTTATCGTATTCAGCAATGTGAACTTTTTCAAAATAAGATAGCGAATAGTCCTTCCCGTTATATTCAAATTCAATTTCTCGAATAGTTTCTAAGTCTTCGATAAACTCTTCTAAACTCCTATAAACATCATACATCACTTTTCATCACTCCAAATATCTTTCACTTTTTCCTTTTCCTCAGCTGTTAATTCTCTCATTTTCTCACTTCGTTTGCCATCTACCCAATCATGAGCATGTGGAACAATCGGATGAGATTTAGGCGAGCCATGGTTAGTAAAATCAATATCTACCTTTGCATTACCTTCTGCATTATAAAATCTTCTTCTTATCACCTTTTTAAGGTTAGGATGTATTGCGTCTATCACTGCATTGCTAAAAGCTTTAACCGGTAACTTATTTCCTTCAATAGTAATTATACCACTTTTTTCATCTATATTGACTATTTTGCCCAATTTTAAATTATCAAGATACTGACTGTATTGCTTTATCATTTGAGCATCCTTACCTACTGGTTTCGTTCCGGTTTTTTCATAGCTTTTCTTAAGCTTTTCTGCGGCCTTAATTTTCTCAACTAATGGGGCATTTTCCTTGTACAACACTTCCCTTGCCCGCCGCCGGTTGGTGGCTATCGTCACCGCATCCCGCATTTCTTTGTATGCTTGCTTTTCTTCTTCGCTTCTTGGGTCTTTCGTGAGTGAGGTATTACTATATTTCTCCACTTTTTCCGCGTCAGGGTCAAGTTCTCTTATATAAGGTTGCAGGGTATGTCGGCAGTTTGGATGAATTGGCGGCCTGTATTCGTCCGTCAACTTTGGATAGCGCTTATCTTGGCCGGAGATGCTAAATACCTTACCCTGGAGCGGAGCACATTTCTCACAGGTCGGATAATGCGTCGTTATCTTCACCAAATCAAGTCCCGCTTCCCGGCAGGTATTTATTGTGGCCACACTGGCCGCTTCCCTGGTAGTCGTTCTGGCCACCATCTCAGCATAACTATCCAACCGCCATTTTCTCCCCAGCTTATCCACAAAAGCTGTGTGGCCCTGGTCAAGTAACCGCTGGATCAACCTCTGTTTCATGTCATCAATCGAAGTCCCGCTGGCCATTTTACGGCCAGCTTCCTCAAGTGCAATGCGTCTGAATTCATCGTCAATCCGCCGGCCTATGAACTGAAAGGAGTCGTGCATACTCATGACCATGTTCGAAGCTATTACGTTTATTGCCCGTTGGTGGATCTGGGTAAAGTTTGGATCAACTTTAGTTAC